AGCCGGCACTCATAGCTTCTATAACAGATATACACGACGTCTCTGGCCAGATATTTGGATATGCAAATATATGAGCCTGCTTAAGGTATTCGCGTACGATACTGTTCTCAACGGATCCGTGATAGGTAATACCAGGATGCTCCTTACAGCGTTCAAAGAGATCTTGATACGGTTCATCTCGCTGTGGCCAGCCGTAGATATTGAAAGATGAGAATACATCAAGATGTAACTTATCCTCGTATCCGTCATTCCAAAGATGGTCAAAGACAGGCACTAACAATTCCAAACCGCGGTGTGGAGTCGTATGATATATTAAACGAATCACATCTGACTCTTTGTCTTCTTCCTCAAAAGAGATTGGCGATATCGCATTCTTAAGAACAACCGACTCACGGTATGGAATCTGATGAGCAATATGATATGTTTGGAACTGATAGTTCGACACGAATACCAACTTAGAAAATCGCTTACGAGATTCATCTTCTCTTAAGTGTTGAGACTCAGGGTCATCCCATGTATCGTGAAGCCAAAGGATGTTTGGTTTATCCTCATCAATATCTCGAACACGAGAACAGATGATGTTGAACTTATCGAGGAGCTCCGGATCAAGACGATCAAAAAGACCGTCCTTCATCATTTCGGTTCCGCCAAGCGCGCCGATAATATTTCCATCCTTATCCACTGTACCGACAAATGGATCTTCTTCGTCCAGACCGGTTACCGTAAACTTCATAGCATCACCGTCTGTATATCGATGACTGAGTCTACACGAAAGGATCGCCATCCGACCTTTTCCAGATCCCAAACTACCTGCACCGATTCGTTCGGTTTGCGGTTACGATTGACCTCAGTGTCGCTTGCAACCGGTTCTGGAATCATGTCTTCCTTAAGAGTGCATCGCATAAGGCGATCTTCTCCATTCACCTTAGTGAACTTCACATCACATACATTGGATTGTAAAGCCGAAACAATATCAGACTTCTGCATTAGGAGTCCCCTTCATCATGTACTTTTTATTCGGATTCGGCCAAACGTCAGAGGCAGGTACTCGAATAAAAGGTTTATTGGTTTGGTTCTTATTCGGATTCGGAACGGTAAGGAATACCTTTTTACCAGCCGCGTATGCAGCTTGCTTATTAAGCACTACTGCTAGATCGTTTGATAAGTATTCCCGACGAGCTGCTTTACGAGCCCACTTGGAAACATTAGGTCGTTGACCTTGACTAACAAAGCCTGAAGACTTGCCGCCCTTTTTACGTGCCATCTCGCACCTCCATGATTAAAACCATAATCTAATACTACTATTTATTTGTGTGATTGTCAACCAAATCTTGACAAGAATCTTGCGATATGATGAACGAAAGGAAGTAAAGTAATGGCCATCATAAGGTTAACTCCAGTATGAGCCATCGCTATTCGCAACGTATCACCCTTTGGCATACCGTCAGATACTAAAACACCGGCTAACCAAATGGTGCCGGTGGTTCCTATGTTCGCTCCAAGTACGGCTGCAACTGCTGCAGGTAGAGGTACTGCTCCTGATGCAACGAGTGCTATGATAGCAGTGGTCGAAAGCGAGGATGATTGCCACAGTAGAGTCATTACGATACCACCGAGGAACATCCAATACGGATTATGAATAAAGAAACTCAGATGATCCATGTTACCCATGGACTTCATACCGCCTGAAAACATTTTTAGTCCAATATAGAATACCACCAAACCCACAAGAGTTGTGATCACTGGGTTACCTAGATCCATTTTCTTGACCTTCTTCCAAAGTTTATCAGTCATCGTAGCCTCCGAATTATATATTCACAATAATTCTTTTGTAACAGAACTTTAATCTTTTCTTTCGATGTCTTCCTCTACACACTCCTCTCCGTATTGTATCTCGATGATCCGTAGTATATCGCTTTCTTCATTTGCAAGCATATGCCAACCATTCACTGGGATATGAATAGTACCGAACTTATGCTTCTTTTCTACAAGTTCAATATCGCTCGATGCTTCACTCAGCGTATATATTGTAGCAACCCCTTCAGCAATAAACCAGTGCTCTGACCTCTTACGATGCTTCTGCATACTCAGGCGATCCAATGGATTAACAACCAGTTCCTTGAGCTTTACCTCAGGCCCGTAGTCTTTCAGTACTCGATAGTATCCCCAATCTCTATCTGTCTTTGGTAGAGTCCAATCCTGTAAGATCCAGCGAGAACTGTTCTTCTTTGTATCGCCGCCGACTCCATATACGAAACGAACACTGGTGTCGTGCCGATAGAAATCTTCTTCGGGTGAATTCATATCAGTGCGATCTCCACCGTTTGCGAAAACGATATCTCGAGCTCCACACTGTTGTGCCCATAGAATGGATCCACTTGAATCATCAACCTTATGATCGTTTACTACCGGTATAACTCTATCGACCATTCTTAGGCTCTCGAGTATATTCATTCTTTCTGAATAACACATAAACGGTTGACCCTTCTTTCGAGTTAACCACTCGTCTGAGTTCAACGCTACCCATAAACGATCGCCTAGGTTGCTTGCTGCAGTCAAATAATCTATATGTCCAGAATGTAATGGATCAAAGCCACCGGATGCTATCACTGTTCTCATTTTTCGAGCTCACTAATCCTTTTCTCGAGTTCATCGATCTTATCTGCAACGACGGGATTTCGTTTCCGCCACAGATCCTCAGGCTCTTGAAGCCATACCAATCCCCATCTCTTTACGAGATAATCGAGACCATTATCTATCTTGGCATAGAACCAAACGCCTAATCTTGTTGTGCTTAGGTATGCTACCGCGATGGCGCCAAAGATGGAACCGCCGATCCCTGTATAGATCCACAACCGGTTCGACGCCATGTCAACTATCATATCCCACATTGTTTTACTCCTCGTATTCTTTAAGAGCCATCTCACTGGGATCACTATAGTTATACCTATCGTAATGATCGACATTAGTCATGCCGATTGGCATTGTGTTGAATCCAATCACTACTCTATATCGACTGTCCGTAGGCATTGTCCTATGCTTTGCAAATGATGGAAACACGATCACTGTACCTGGTATAAATGGTAGGTGCTCTTCATACTTTAAGATATTGTTTCCATCCTCCAAAGAGGCTGGCTGAATTACATATTTAGGGGCTTCGGTATTTTCAAACACCGTACCTGATGCGTTTCCATCAACATCCCATAGGTGCATTACACCTGCAAGAAAGCAGTTTGTATGGAAGTGAGGATGATGATATCCTTCTTGAGCCGTCCGTGTTGCCCACATACTTGTAATACCGATGTCAGGTTGTAACCCCATTGCTATCATAGATGATCTGCAACATTCTTTGATCCATTCACGCAACTTTATGATGAGCGGATCTTCATCCTTGTGTATATTTGCTCGAGTGATCTGAAGTTTATTTCTTTCACGTTCACTGATATAGATATCATCGTTAGTGAAATACTTTACGAGAGCTTCTTGATCCTCTGCAAAGTCCGGGTATGTAAATCGCCAAACAGGCGTGTAGAATAAAGTATGGAATTCACTTGGTTGCATTACGGATTCTTATCAGACTTTGGTACATCAAATACAAAGGTAAGTCTATCGACATCACCACAGTTATAGGCTTCATGGGGCTTATCGTTATCGAACCAGAAGAACGTTCCTGGTTGAATGATATGCAATTCATCACCGACAACATACTCGTAGATACCTTCTAACGATAGGTGGTATCTGTCACGAGTGCGATAATATGTTCCTTCATCGATGTGTCGACCGACGCTATCTCCAGGTTCAAGTTTAAAGAAAGCAGCGCGAGAGGTTTGCATAATACCTTGGCGGCGAAGCCACTTACGCGTTTCAGAATGTGCTTTATAGAGTGGAGTGTTCTCGGTCTTTTCGGCATTCTTTGGATCCTCTCCTGGATCGACGAGTGCCATCGTAAGAGGTAGAAATCCGTATGGATCTACGTCGCCATCGACTCCTTCACCCTGTAGTTGACGTATGTAGTTCCAATCATCAGGCCTGCTATGTAGCTGGTTGAGGATCTTACTCACATCAACGTTCATATCAATAAAGCGGAAGTTTGACATATTATTATTTATTTCACTAGATAAGCAACGATTCCGTTGAGAAAGATAGCGACCGCAACAGCGTTAACAACGATAAGAGCTCTATCGTTCCATATAATTGATACACCCAACCAACCCGCAATGCCGAAGAACTGAAGAAACATGTTCCACGGATAAAGATTATTCGTTGTAGCAATCATAGCAAATATCAGAACGATGGATGAAGACCACTTTAACCACCACGAAAAGGGATGATGTTCTCTCTTTGGTGTGAGTGTCTTTGATTGGTGTTCGTGATCCTTCAACTTCATTTGCTTTTCATCTGATTTATGAACTCTTCTTCTTTTTGTATTAAAGCCGGTTTGCCATCGCCATTCCACGCCTCATCACTTATCTTGGCGTAACAAGCCTGACATATCGGTCCTCTCAGTTCGCTTCCTCCAAGGTGTATCCGATCTCCGCTGTCGCGATAGTACTTGATCCATATATCTATTGGTGTCGACACGCCGCAGTTGATGCAGTCGGTCATCCTCGTCTCATAGTGGCAACCTCGACAGCGGCCTTCTTACCGCGTATCGGAACAGCATTTGACTTATGCATCTGAGCAATACCAATGATCTCCGTACCGGTATAAACGTTCTCTTGCTTCTTCGCCATGGACGGATCCCAACCGGGTTTTTGGTCGGAGCGGTAGGACTCGAACCTACGACCCTCTGCTCCCAAAGCAGATGCGCTACCAGGCTGCGCTACGCTCCGTCTGTCTTTTGATTGACCAACGCCCATGCGTTTGAGAAACTTTTGATGCTCTGCTTCTGCAGCAAGAAGAGACTTTGACTTGTTCTTCTTCTTCTTACGTTTACTCGTATTGGTCGTTGAGTAATACACAGGAAGCATATGCATAGTCATTAGTCGCCGCCTCTCAATTTAGCAGAAACATCAATCCACATATTGTGATCGACAGTCTGCATGATAGTCTCATTGAGAGTACTTTCACAAAGCATATCGGGCCAATCGTAACCCTGCATAATAAATCTTTCGAGACGTTCAATCCTCGCCTTGAGTTGATCCATCTCGTGTTGACGAACCGACGTGTTCAGTTGCTTCTGCCTGCTCTCCGTCATGTAATCCGTAGGATTGATAAGATCGGCCATCGTTCATAGTCTCCCATAACCATTGGTATAACGTACTCAATTCGCAGTTGTCGACCGCTTCAGATATTCGCGGATCCCTCAACCATTTTTCATATTCTAAACTATAAACCTTCATATGTCAAAAGGTTTTGGCTTATTTTTATTGAATGAAACTGAAATATTATATGGACTGTTCTGAAGATTTATCAGCTTGATCTTCTGCTTATAGGCTTTGATCTCTTCGAGCTGTATCTCAATAATGTCCATAAGCTCTTCCTTTTCAAGAGTGGCGAGCTTACCTCTTATTGACATCTGTTGTACCTACGCATTAGAGTGTTAGCAACCAACTGCCAGTAATCCTTGAACCACTGATCCTGCGCTGCGTCCATTGCTCGGTATGCATTATCGATGAGTCGGTCTATGTTGTCCATCTTTTAGCCAGCCTCCAAAAACTGAGATAAAGTTATCCTTTGCTTCGATCATAAAGACGAGATCGTCCGCAGTCTTTAAACCTTCTTCATACATCGAATGTAAAAGAATGATGTCTTCTTTAGAGTATCCAAAGCGAGCATAGTTAAGAGCGTCACGAACCTTCGATGGTAAACTATCGAATGCTTTCCACATCTGAGCTCGACTCACGTGGCTCACAGTCGACACTAAAGGGATTGTCGAAGCAGTAGTCACGATGTTCTTCCCTCATCCTTGTTACAAAAGACATAAAGATTTCCATTATAGCAAAGAATCGGTCGGAGTCAATCTTCTCATCCATCCGAGGAACGCAGGTAACAGTCATCTCTGAAGACTGAGCCTCAACGATCTGCTTTTGCGCCATGCATTCTTCCATCGAAGGCATCTTGGTGGTGTAGTCACCATTCATTCCAAAGACGCCCGATACGATCATCAGAGCTTTCAGTGACATTAGTAGCACCTACCATACATGCCGCATGAATATGCTTTCTTCTCAGCCATGACTTGAACGTGGCGGAGACGACGTGACAATCCACGAAGACACTCAGAACGAGCACCAGGATTTACAAACTGATCACAAGCAGTAGTCATACCGTAGTTGGTATGTGCAGGTGGGGTCGGATAGTGATGCGGGACATGGGCGACTTGGCCCTGATGATTTCGATTGTACATCTGACCACCGACCCGTGCACCTATCAGGGTACCGACTGCGATCGCGGCATGCTTACCGGATCCACCACCGATACGGCTTCCAATGAAACCACCGGTTGCGGCACCGATCAGGTTACCGACGTTGACACCATCGAGCAGACCGTTCTGAGCTGCTGCAGGAGTTGCTACCATTGTGATTGCGATGGCAGCGGCCGCGAGTTTAAACTTCATATCTTCCTCTTTCCTATTCAATATATAAATTCTACCATAGAATTATATATATGTCAACATCTTTTTTCACAAAAAGATCCAATGGAATCAACGGGTTAGAGATTCCTTAATGATCCACTTCCCGTTTTCGAAGCATGCAGTCCCAACGTCCTGTCTCCCAAGAGCCGTATATTCGCGGCATTCGCCTTCTTCATACATCGACTCCCAACTAAATTTATCACGCATTGCTCGTAGACGCTTAGCGTTCTCAGGATCCGGCTTGACGTGGATCACTTCGTGGTTGCTGCAGTTGATGAGCTTACAGAAGATTGGAGAACCTACTATACCGATGGCGGTCGTAATAGGCTCCAATGCAACTGCGGAACTACTGAACAGTAGACAGCTCAAGCTTACGGCGATTAGCGTCTGCTTCTTCAGCCTTGTCTGCTTCATTGTCGAGTTCCTTCCATGCCTTCGTAGCACGTAGCTTGTTGAACAACATCTCGTCCTTACGAATCCGATTAGTTAGGATCTTACGAGCCTCCGAGTCGGAGTACTCAAGGAGTACGAATACACGGTACTGAGATCCATGAGGGACGACATCCAGTTTTGCCTGGCTGTAACCGGAAACATCGGTGTTGGTCGTAATGTTCTTTACGGCCTTCTCGAGTTCGGTCATAACCTCGGCATCGAGATCACCCGTACCGACCTTTGCGCGAAACTGTTTGAACTGCGAACGTAATCGAGAGTTGATACGATCGGCGAGCATGTACTTCGCATTAAGGTTAGCGGCATCGATAGCGAACTGTAGATCCGGAGTGGTCGATGTACCTACCGCATAGATGTTCTTTTCATCCTGAGGAGGAGCCTTGAACCATTCGGGAATGGCCTCGATCTGTTCCTTCACACGATCTCGTTTGTACTCGTACTTAGCCACATCGGCCTTCGATGCGCCGGGAGCTGCACCGTCCTGACTTCCTGCACAGGCGCCAAGAACCAAGGCACTCGCACCTAGCATGAGTAGAGCTCTACTTTTCATCTTTCTTCTCCACTGTATTTTGCCACGTCGTTACCTTAGCACCGACATCCGAAATGTCCTTCCCGACTCCGGAGATTGTATTACCGCAAGCGGCGAGTACAAATCCCGAGAGCACAAGAAGAACAACCATCTTAATGGTAAACATTAACCGGCAACCAACATAATACTGGATATAGCGAGGTTAGCAAGAACCAAGCCACCGACAACTGTTAATACGATCATAATCACTTCTCCACATTT